CCACTGATTGCCTATAATGGAACATTAGTGCGTTTCCATGGCACTAATCCTTCGGGGCAGAATATGACAGTCTACATTAATAGTATTGTAAATTCTCTTCTATTTAGATATTGCTTCTTCAAGGTGTATCCACCGGAAGACCTAGGTGAACTAGGTGAGAAGGTGGGATTAAATAGACCAGCACGATTTAGAGATGTCATGTCCCTCATTACATATGGGGATGATGCGGCGTGCGGCACGGACAAAAACTGCGATAAATTTAACCACGTAGTTATGGCTAGTATCCTTCGGGAAATTGACATCACATTTACCATGCCCGATAAAACGTCAGATCCTAGACCGTATATGTCCTTGCGTGAATTAGATTTTCTTAAAAGAGGCTTTAGGTGGGAACCAGCCTTGAATAGATATGTCGGACCGTTGGCGGAAGAATCTATTATGAAATCATTACATGCCGTAGTGAAGTCAAAGGCGCTTACTCCTAAGGAGGTAGCGTGTCAGAACGTTGATGGTGCCTTGCGCGAGTGGTTTTTCCATGGTCGTGAAGTTTTCGATAAGCGTCTAGCGCAGATGAAGCAAATAGCTGAAATAGAAGATCTGCCATGTACGACATTGAACTTAGATTTTGATGAGCGCGTTGTTCGTTGGAAGGAAAAGTATGGCGTTGAGGATGAGAACTACCAACCACATTCTGCTAGTGAATCGGATAACAGTGGTTTTACCGTAGATTGTGATTACTGGGAAGACTCCACGGTAAGTGAGGTAACTGATCCAACGCCAGTCTCCCAAGAAGGGACGATAGTCAACTATGTAAAGTCCATGTTGGGTAAGCCTGCATACGAAGAATATACTATTATTTCGACACAATGTGGCCGAGGAGATTTGGTTTATATCACTGAGGAGGCTGTGTTAGTCGTCGAGTGTAAACGCGTTGTTGGACGCAAAGGAATGATGACTAAAGTCGTGCAACAAGCTGTGCGCTATACTAATATTTGGAGCGCGATCTT